TTGATCGACACAAACCCGGATGCGTTGCGCAGATGAATATCATGGTCGCTTGATATCCGATTGAAGACGGCAAACGGGGCAGCCGCTTTTTGCGGCGCAAGCTGCGGATATATTTTCGACGCAACCAAACCGGCAAACGTAGTGTCAGCAATCAGGCGCGCGCGTATCGCCGCCTCAATCGACAGCGGAGTCGCGCCTGTAGGCATGGCCCTAACAACAAGCCAGTCGCTTGTCAGATTTCCAGCTTTCGCGTAGACTGCAAAGTCATAAACCTGCGCGTTGGCCAATCCAGTTATTACGATATCATCTGATCCGGTACTTTTAAAAGTTTCGCTTTCGTCGCTCCAGTCTCCGGTCGGGGTTTTGTGGCGCGCGTAGACCGTGTCGGTCTCGCTCGCGGCGGTGACTGTCAGCGTCACCTGTTCGTCTCCGGCTGTCGCCGTTAGCGCTGTAGGCGATGCTGGCGCTTCGTCGCCCTCGGCATCAAGGATGCTGACATCGTCGCTGCACGTGTAATTGTTCGCGACGTCCCACGCGCAAAGACGTAGTTTTGTAATGTTTGCGGACAGGCTTGGATGACCGGCGACGATGTGAGTTTCTTCCTCGTCGTCCTGGTGCATATATAGGTCGGTCGCAACCTCGCTTCCTGTCTCTGCCTGCCATTGACCGTTGGCCAGCCGCACGTACCAAAGTTCCGTCGCGCTGTTGTAAATTTTATAAGACGTACGCGAGTACACACCGCCGCCCTGCTCAACGCCGGTCGTGAGAGGTATCGCAAGGTCGATCAAGCTTTCGCCAAACGCGGATTTGAAAGCCTTAACATCGGTCGGCGCAGTTGGGCCTAACAAATCAACAGCTACCACGTCAATCGAAAACGAGTCGTAGGAGTCGCTGACTGCCGTTGGGGTAATCCCGCCTTTGAGGTATCGGAATCGTTTGCCGCTGTTGACCAAAGCTTTTAGTTGCGTCAACGTATATGGCCCAGCCCACGTTGCCCCCGCCTCTACCTGCGCCGGAGTTGTCCAGGATTGTTCGGTGACGCAATCCTCGTGCCAATACTGGATTGTCGGCGAGCCGGTCAGGGTGTGCGCAGCAGTGTAGTTATCACAAGTGTTTCCCGCGCCGGTGTCAATCGGCATTTTGCCAGCGGTGCGGATCAGGAAATAGCCAGCCTGGTATTGCAACCATTCCATTTCGGCCACTGCCGCGTAACCGCTTGCCGTAAACCTGACACGATAATATTGATAGCTGCCGGGACTGTCGATATTGTATTCGCGTCTCTCCCCAATGCTAAAAGCGGATTCGCCGGTAACGGTATCCAGAGTCACGGCACTGGAAAAATTAGCTGCATTAGAGCCTTCAATAACCCATGCAGACGGCATAACACCGCTAGTTGCATCGCGCGTGCGTATCGCATAACGGTTGATATTTTTTCCACTGCCGAAATTATACCCCAGCCAATGTCCCACGGTTGCGTTTGGAGTACTCCAATGTGTCGAGACGTTGGCGTCATAGGCGTTTGTGTTAGGATAGCCTTCAAAATCACCGGATGACATAGCAGTGCCACCCAACACGCGGAGCATGGCTGTCGCTGTCACGCTGCCAGAGGCAATCGTGCAGTTGGTAATTTCCGCAAAATCTGCGTCGTTGGTAAAGTCAGCCATTACTTGCGCCTCTCGTACAACCCGGGATTGCCGGGTTTGTCCAGTCTCAAATCGCGCAGGCAGTCATCGCAAAGCGACACGCGAGAATCCGGCCATTTCGTCCAGTCGCCTTTTAGCTTCGACGTGTCAATTGATTTCGTCTTTCGTGGCCTGTCGCAGTAATCGCAATTTCCGTTATTTGACATGCCGCAACCCCCACCAGACGAAAGCAAAAAACGTGACGCCGACAAAGACCCGCGCAATAACATCGCAAACCGGCGCACTCAAGGCTTGCCCTGCATTAATGCGTACGCGACCGCAGCCGTCGCAACGGAAACGATAACAGTCACGACAATCCGAGATATCCCGCTCCACAACGCTCCGCGTCTGGCGTGTTCGTTTGCGTCGTGTTCAGCTATGCAAATATTCTGCCGCGTCTCAACAATCGTCAACCGCGTTGCAAGCCCGGCCAGCGCGCTTGTAAATCCGTCAAGCTTTCCGCAAATTTTATTGTCCAGAGCGTCAATCCGCGTGTGTAGTTTGCCGGTTTCTGTTTCTGACATTGGTTTCTCCTATGATGTTTTCACGGATGCAATTTTATCCGCGTTCTCTGTTTTGATTTCGGACACGGTTGTTTTCATAGCCAGCGTGTCCAGCCCCAGGCTTGCCGCAGCCTTTGCCACAAGAGGTTTGATTTTCACCTGCACCTCATAACTCGCCGCCTCAATGGCAACAGCGATTGCAGATAAATACCCGGACAACTCATCGGCGTTATTCTGCGCCGTGGTCTGGCCATAATGTTTCCAGGCCGCGTAACCAAGCCCGCCAAATGCGGCAAGCCCGAGTATCAAAAACGTCCAGGTATAAAATTCGATCAGAACGAAAACTGTCACAAAAGCGATTCCTGAGATTGATCCTATAATTGCAATCATCGGAGATTTTAGAAACCACGCCGCGCCCAAGCTTGCCGCAAACAGCAACGCGCCGAATCCATAAATCCACCAAGGCGTAGAATAAAACTTGTCAGCAACGGAACTTGTACTGGTGTTTTCTTTCGTGGTTTTTTTCTCGCCGACCGTAATAGTGGCATTAGTTCCAGCAGGTATTTCTGCACGCATCTTCGCGCCGTTAACTTCAACCGTTGCTGGAGCGCTGTCCAGTTTTTCAGATTCTGCGTTTTTCGGTTTATCGTTCTGCGGCCGGTAGATTTCGGCGGAGACGGAATTTTCAAGCTTCTCGTTTATTGTCCGAGTTTCTGTTTCGGTTCGTTTGCCGGAAGACCCGCCCGAACAACCGGCCAGCACAAGCGCGCACGCGACGATCAAAAGCGTTTTCATTTTCCGTCTCCTCATTTAAGCAAGCCTTGCATCGCCTTATTCGAAAACACCTTTTTTGCAAACTGTTTCCGCGCCTCTTTGTCAACCTGTTTTCGCAACTCATAATGGAACTCATTTATTACGCTGTCGGCTCTCTGCTCCAGCGCCGGACGCATGAAAGGTTGCGGCTTGCTGTTGCGCGTTCCAAACTCTACAATGTAGCCATAACGAGCTGGATCGTGTTTTGTTCCGTCAACCATGTGATCGTACCCAACACGTGGACCGAGGATTATAATTGATCTCGATTTCCCGTAGCGCTTTGCCCTCGTGCCGAGACTTCTTTTCAACGCGCCATACCTAACAGGCACAAGCTGTTTCGCTGCTTTTACAACCTGCCTAAATGACTTTTTCGACGCGGCGGTCATAAGCCGCATTGCGATTGTATTGCCCCAGTCATCAAGCTTTTTTTTGACATCGACTAAACTCGCATTGTCAACTAAAACCTCAAATTTGTTTTTTTCTTTAGCCATGACATCACACCGTTTCCGTGCAGTTCAGTTTCATCCAGCGGTTCAGATTGTTCACGTTTTCGATATAATCAATCTGATAGGTTTTATCTCCAAACACAACTTGATGTTTCGTGGTCACGGTTGACAGGTAATAAATTTCGATTGACACTTTTTCGCGCGTGACTGTCTGCCCTGCCTCTACCACCTCGCCGCCGCTGACAGGCAACACCAGACCCCAGACGGTATCTAATTCTGCCCACGTCTCGACAGGATCGCCAAACTCATTTAGAGTTTGCGTGACAGCGTTAATCGTAATCTGGTGACGATAGTGTTTCATCGCGTCCCCCGGATGCTAGTTGACGCTATCATACATGACAACGATTTTGAGAGTCGCGGCGGTGGTTGACCCGTTGCTAGCGACGATGCTATCAATGATGTCATCGTCTTCGCCGGTAAACGGATTGTCGATGCCTTCGCCTTCCGCCCAGTGACGCACGTCGCGCGCCGCGATTTTGAGAGCGTAAACAGAGACGGGATCGTCGTTGAGGACGTTGATATGTGCGTTCTGGGTGCATTCGGCGGCGAATAGCATTAGTTGCGCGGAGTCGAAAGCAATCTCAATCGGCGTCTGCACCGATACGACAACCTCGTAATTTTCAGCCGGGAGAGCATCACCGGCGGCGGCGGGATCGTCATCAAACGTGATAGCATTCGTGCTGACAGTGTCAACCGAAATTCCGTACCGGCATTTCTGCACGCCAGCGGCGTCTGTCCAGTGGACGTCAACCGTGTCAGTATCCAGTATCCCGTGGCCTGTCGCCAGCGTGTCAACGCCAGCCGAAGATATTTCACCGGCGACGCCAGCAGCCAACGCGATAGACTGAGCAATGACAGCCTCTTCCGTGCGCGTGACAGTGCTTTGCAGAGTAAGCCCGCCAGCGGTAACTTTTTTTGTAATCGTTCCAGTCGGCATTTTGTTTCTCCTTTATCTACCCCGGAAATTTCCAGTGCGTCAGCAGCATGGAAACCGAGAGCGGCAATTCTTTCGGAGTTCCCTCCATAGTCATCGCCGACAAATTATCAAACCAGTTCCCGCAAAGCAGTTTTACAGCGTGCTTTATTTCGACAGGAATAGATTCAGCCGAATCCCAGCCAGCCGTATAAAGTATCTGCACCGGATTAAAAACATCGGTTGACGTTGACGGCCAGTTAAGATTTTTCGCCGGGGCAATCCGGCCGGGCTCGGAATACAGATCGACCATGTAATCAGCTTTCGGCATGACCACAACGGTATCGTTTGCATCGGTATAGGATACGGAAGTCACAGACAACACCGGCGGCCGCGGCAGCAGAATAACGCCAGCAGGAAACGAATCGAGCGTAAGCCGCATCGATTGCGAACATATCACCCGATCCGTTTCCTGCTCACACGCCGCACGCGCGACGGAAATTAACGCCGTGATCCTGTCATCCTGATCGTCAGCGCTGTAATGCAAATGCTCCTTGATTTCGTCCAATGTTACCGGCTCGAAATCAGGCGCCCCCAAAGCTTGCACGTGCATTGTTTTCCCCTACCATACAGCGAGCGAAAGCGTAGCGTAATTGCTCCCGGCTGTCCCGTTTGTCGCCTGGATAACCGCACCCTTTGGTATCACCAGTCCGTGAAACGTGTGCTGTACGCCAGCCGCAATAAACAGGTGATCGGTAACCCCATCGTCAAACGAAATGATTGCCGGATGCGTGGCGCAGTAAACAGACATCGCATGACACTCGCGCGCGATGCCGTCGATAACATCTGCATAGGTATCCGCGCCTGTTGCGTCCGTGCCGTACTGCGGGAGCTTCGGTGCCATACTCATGGATCATCCCCCCTATCAGACGGCAGGTACGGCAATTGTCAAGCCGGTGGTCGTATCGACCTCAGTCTCTGCAACGTCGCTGGCAAAATTGCCCATCCAGCAGTCGCCTGACGCGCCAGCAGTGTACAATCCGCTGTCGCTATCATAATCGCCCTGCATGATGTTTCCGCAAACCACGTTCGCGCCGCTGGAGGTGCCGGAGAGGTCAAGCCCCTTCGTGCAGACTGCGCCCAGCGTACCGGCGGCGGCAATGCCGTACTCCATGAACGTATTGCCCTCGACGCGGCACACGCGACCGTTAATGTTGACCGCAGTCACGCAAGAGAAAAACGTATTGCGGAGAATCCGCCAGCCGGAATAAGACAGGCCGCCAGCCTCGACGCCAAGAATCGCAGCGCCATGCGTAGCGGTGTTCATGTAGTGGAAATCGCAGTCGCTAATTTCAACATTGTCGCTGTTGCAGACAGGCGAATAAATCGCATTGTGGCTCGCCGTCTTACCTTGGAAGCGGCAGTGATGGATAAACGCATAATTTGCGTTTCCAAGCTGGATAGCTGCGGGAGTTCCGGCGCTGTATGCAGGAGGGCTGAAATAGATGTTCGCCACCTCGACATAGTTCGCTGAAATCGTAAGAGCCTTCGCGTCGGCGGCAGCAGTCCATTGAGATTCTTTCGGGCGCGAACCGCAACCGATAATCCGCAGACCGGCAAGGCTTACGACAACTGCCTCGGTAAAGCTTCCGCGAATATAGACCGTGTCGCCAGCACTCGCCAGCGCGACGGCTGCGGCGATAGTTTTCAGCGCGCCTTCCCAGGTCTTGCCGTCGTTGGTCGTAGCGCCGTTGACGCTATCTACAAACCACTCGTTACCGTATCCGCGCTCGCCAGGATAAAAAATCAGGCTGCCGCCAGTCCAACGGGAATATACTTGTCCACCATTTTTAGGCATGGTTTTTCCTTTCGTAAAAGCTCGCGCCCGGCGGCCTATCACCAGCCACCGGCGCGCGAAGAAAAATTACGCCGAGATATAATCGGCAGTAAGCCCATTTTCCGCAAAGCGCGGCTTGCTGCGGATGTAGGTGACAACCGCTTCATCACCGGCATGATGACAGGTGAGGCGCGCGCAGACATATCGCAGATTGACGCTGTTGTCAGCGCCTTCCTGAGCGAGTTCCTCTGCGGTGCATTCCTCAACCACGTAATCTCCTACCGCATCAGCCGCGACGGTGCCGCTGTCTTTAATCACAACATCGGTTCCGCTGCCGTCGGATTTGTCATTGGCGA